ATTCAATGCGATCTCTTCATCTTTTCGTACAGCGTTCCTTACCTCTCCATCACTGAGCAGTGGTGGCTTAGGTACGAAAGAATCTAGAGGTGATACAACCTCTGGGATGAACTCTACTTCTGGGGCTTTTTCTTTGAACTCTGTGTTGAGGTTCTCGTTCCTTGTCCAGCCGTAGTTGTCTGCATAGTATCGGTCAACTGCATCGATCCGGGGCTGAATTTTTTCGATGATACTACGAATTTTCCGCTGAAGATCGGATCGTCCTCCGCTGCCATCACTACTGTAACTTTCGCCATTCCTGTTCTCCTGCCAATCGTTGCCCAAATAACCAGCGTCAGCGCCAAACAATTTTAAAACAACAGGCTCACCACCGTCAAACGACATATCGTTTAACGTGCTACGAACCATTTTATGGAAATCTTGATTGGCGAACCTTGTCTTCTCTTGTATTAATGCCTGCTTGACAAGCCTATTAGTCTGAGCGGCACTTAGACCCTTCTCCGATGCATCAGCTTTCGCCTTCTGCTCAGCTTTTGCCATCCGTCTGTTGAAAAGCTCCTGATCTTCTTTGGTTCTTGGTTTGAAGTTATCAATCAAAAATCCGAAATTTATTAATCTAACACCGTCTGGAGTCGATATTGGATTGTAATCGCCATGACCAGATAGCAATTTCATCCTTTCTGCTATCTCGTTGATTTCTCTATAGCTTAGTGGTCTTCCAATCTCTATCTGGGCACCGTTTGCTTTTGGCCTAGACAAACCTTTCTTGAAAAAGGGTCTGTGCCAGCCGACACCTTCTTGTTTCATCAAGATTCCACGGACGGCAGAGTATGCGTTGATTAACTCTACAGACCCTGGCTCTAGCTCTCCTATCTCTTCGCCTTTGTATTTTCTTGGAGCAGCTATTTGTGTTTGTGTTCCAGGGCTAACACGGCCTTCATAGTATCCTGGTGCCTCAAAATCCCCTGGAGATAGCACACCAAGCTCTTTTGCTACGATGTCTCTTCCGTCTTCATCCAAGAAGGCTTTTGAGATGTCCACATGATATTGATTTAGAACCTTAAACGGAGCTTGAAATGCCTCCGGCATGTGTCCTGTTTTAGCACCAGGAATACTCTCCCAGCTAATCTGTGCTAAAGAGCTTTCTATTGCATCCTTATAATCAAACTTTGCTTCTGTCTTTTCTTCCAGCGTTGGATCGTGCTTCATTCCCTGCTCGAACCAAATAGCCCTGTGGCCCTCTGGGTTGTCTATGACTCTAACCTTGTCACCGTTCTTGATCTCATAGTGCATGAAACCTTTCCGGGTAGAGATCTCCTCAGTCTTCTTCTTGACCGGCTTGCTTTCCATGCGTGACTTCTGAGCCACCCAGATCGCCGCCTGTACCTGTTGCGGCTCCCAACCTAAGCGATCACCAAGCTTTTTGATTTCGTTCTCTACAAACGTGTACTGCGCGTCTGTGGGTGCGTCACCTTTGAACCCAAAGGCTCGCATCATCCACAGGTCAACCGTGGCACCCTGTATTCGTTGAGGATCGACTACCCTCATTAAATTGTTGTAGAAATTATTAGTCTTCCTACCTTCCCACTTCCGCCCAGCAAACACGTCCTCAAGATTCTTACTGGCAGTCTGTGTGAACATGCCAGTTTTAACTGGCTGACCAGCTTTGTTTTGATAGTAAGCTTGTAAGGCGTACTGCATGTTTGATGGAACAGGCGTCTGTGGTGATGTGATCGCTATGGCTTGTATCAGCTTCTCTGCTTCAGCCTTGTCACCATCCACAAGATCTAGTATTTCCTGACCGCTGCGCTCATACCAGAATCGACCAGGCTCGCCCTCTCTAGCCAAACCCTCTACCAAACGGCGCATAGCACCGAGCTTTTGTGGTGAGTCTAAGCCTTCCGGGGCACCAACGTATTGACCACTCTTTTTGCGCTTAGACATGACAAAATCGTCTAAACGCTTTTCTGCGCCAACCGTTGGCTTTGGAGTTATTTCTAGATCGCGTGTAAGCCTGCCAGCCTTTTCCAAACGATACGGTGTTCTGACAACGGACTGTCGTTTGCCATCGATCACATCTCGGCTACCGATCTGACCAGAGTTGATCTTGTTGATCATGTCCTCGAACGAGGTGAATCCAGATCCAGAGAAAGCGTTGTTGAGTCTCTCGAAGAATTGCTTTATCTTATTCACCACAGATCGAGGCTTACCGCCAAACATCCTGGCATCCGCCAAGCCATCCCTCACCAACTCAGCCACCGACTCTTCTACAATAGAGGCATCGCTCAGTGCTTCCGTGCTATATGTCTGCTTCGCCCACTCAAGATAGGTTCTGCCATCTTGCCTTCTCTTGTTCTTGGCTAGATTAGATAGCAACCTCCACTCGTTTTGCTTGAAGACATCAAGCTGCCTAAGAGCGTGTACGATTTCGTGATCTAAAACACTGATCATCTCGTTGGCGACTTGCTCTGGCGTTGCATCAGGACGCTGAGACTTAATGCGGTCAATGCCTAAAAAGATCTCCCCCATGTTTGGCGAGTAAAACCCTTGCACCTCTTGGTCTAGGTCATCTCTTACAAAGGCGACTTTGTCTCCTTGTCCGTATAGCTCAGAGTCTTCAGGCTTTAGCTTGTCTATTGGTACAGCTTTGATCCCGTAAACAAGGTTGCCGTTACTATCCCTAGCAACGCTTCTGAGGGCATGATCGACATTTACAGCGACATCGCCTAAGCCATACTGCTTCATCTGATCAGAAAGCTTCTTGCTCAGATCATTTAGTAGCGCATCGGCAGACTCATCTACAGCGACAACACCAGGGATGGCATCAGTGGTTACCGCCTCATCGTCAGCCCTAGAAAGAACGGGATCGTCTAGGTCTGTTGGGAAAAGATCTGATGAACCCTTTTCAGTTACGGTAAATAACCGATTAGCACCAGAACCTTCTGCGGTAATAGATCCTCGATCCATCAAGCCTTGAACAATTTGTTGCTCTTCTTCGACGGTTCGACCGCTAGTTTCCGATAGTTCCTGTAGGTTTATGCCTGCTGATAAATCTATGTTTTCCAGTGTGTCTCTAGATATGTCATCAAGATCGGGCGCTTCTACCCTGGTCTCTTCGATGTCTTCTGACTTCAAGTCAGCGAGTTCTAAAGCCCCTTGCTCACGGAGATCTTGTCTGAGAGATTCAAGCTTTTTCTGCCCACTCTTTTTGTTGAGATCTATCTGAGCAACTGCTGCAACTTCTATGTCAGTGGCATTTGGGTTGGCGTTCAGCAATTCACTCGCAGAGCTAAACTGAATCGCGGTGTAGTTAGGCAACCTGAGATCAGGGAGTTTTGTGGGTTTCTCGAAGGTGGGTAGATCACTAAGTCGATAATGGAAGAGATTGATTTCGCCTTTTGTAAGATCAGCAAGCTTGCGGTTGCTAGATGCAGGGACGCCGATAAATTTTTCCATCAAAAACCTAAGCTCTTTAGAGCCTAGTTTTGCTGCTATATTCTTCCTTTCGAGCAGCGTTTTGATTTCATCAACAGTGCGCTTGCGGCGTTCAGGACTGAGCAGTTCAAACTTATCACCGAGAGCGATCTTAGCGTCTTCTATAGAATGGGTAACGTCCTCTGACAGACCTTGACTCAAACGCTTCGCGTTAATCTTCTGCGATGGGGTGTAGTCGCTCTTCTTAACACCCTCTTCTTCTAACTGCCTAACGCTCTTCTGTGGGGCAAAGCCTTCTGCCTCGTCAGCTTCAGCAGCAGTGTCTATCTGTGCAGAGGTGACCCGACCAAAGGACGGTGAGTTAGCTCGTAGCCCGATATCTAAAAGCTTTCTTGTTTGCTCTTTGTCATAGGACTCTGGGCTTATCTCCAAGCGGTCAATCAAAGACTTGGTGATATTTTTAGATTCGACAATCTCGTTGAGATGATCAGCAAGCTCGATGGCCTCCTCTTTTCTTAGAGTGACCCCGTGCCTGTTACCATCGATATCTAATACTTCGTACTCAAAATCACCATCGTCTTTCGCGGTAGCGGTAAACCTGTTGCCGACAAACGGGAAATTTGCGCCTTCGACTCCAGCTATCTTTTGAGCATAGTCGTACATGTTTTGACGGACAGCTATACGAGCAGCTTGCTCTGGGGTTGCTGCCCTTTCAGGAATAGTTTGGAACAGTGGCGGTGGTGCATCCTCATCCTTTTCTATAGTCTCTGGATTAGGACGCTCAGTCGGCTCTATGATTGTTGGATCTAATCGGCCCTGCTCGACCAAGGTTAGGTCGCGCTCTGCCATCTCTACAGCTTTTTGATGATTCTGACGTTCTTGTTGTTCATGCTCTAAAACAGCCTCCATCCGCTGCTTTCTAGCCTTTCCAACAAACGCACTAGTGACTATGTCAGCGCCAGCACCGATAGTTGCACCCACAGTGAAGTCATCAAGCAATGACTCGCCTGCTGGTAGATTCTCGTTGTATATCCTGCGCTCGATAGCGTCTTGTGCGAGGGAGGCTACCACTTCCTGGGTGCCCTCTATCGATCCTGTCTTCAGAGCAGACGTGATGGCGTCTCTTACGCCCTCGATCTGTTGCGGACTCATGTCTTTTTTAGACAGTCTGCTGAGTAAGCGGTTTACGGTGATTAACTCAGTGGCACCTACACCAGCACCCAATATGATCGCTGCATCTTCATCAGCCTCAGACACATCGATACCTGCCTGCCTGGCAGCTTCGATCCTTTGCGCCTGTTCTCCAGCGCCAGTGCCGACTGCTAACGCGCCAGTGCTTGCAGCTTTAGCCGCTGCTGCACCTTTGCCTGCCAGGCCAAGTAGTTTCACGAACCCAGCCGGGCCAAAGAACGATGCAAAAGATCCAACGCCCTCACCAAGCTTTGTTGACCAAAGGTCTTGATACGCTTCGTCTGCTCCGAGAGCACCTTGAACCGCTCTACGCCCGTCTCTAGCAAACGACACCATAGCGTTGGCGTCACCTGAATCGATTGCTTCCTGGAACCCAGCTACATTAGTGGCTGCATCGCCTAGCTCAGCAAGACCTTCAGCAGAACTTAGGTATGAGTTAGCAAACCCCCTAGGGATTGCTTTGAAGAACTCGCCCACACCACCAAGCACAGAAACATCTTCTTGAGGAGGGGCAAACGGATCTTCTTGCTGCTGTTCTGCCGCTTGGAAAGGATCTGGTTCTTCTTCAACCACACCTAGAGAGCGAACGCGCCTAAGCTCTCTTGCAAGGATAATCGCGTCCTCAGTGTTACCCGCCGCGTCGGCAGCTATTAACGCTCTCTCAAGCCTGGCTTGATCGATCAATCTTCTAAATCCTCGTACTTTCTAGCCAGTTCCTCTGCTATCTGAGATTGTTGACCTGACTGATCACCCTCCTTTTTTTCTTCTCCAGGAGTCTTTGACATCCTGTCTGATAGCACTGGATGAGCAGCCATAATGCTATCTCTTATCTTGTTACGCAGAACTAGGATTTCATCAGTATTCCTAAGACCTGGTGGTAGTAAATTCATGGCGGCGGTGGTGGCTCTCTCAACTTCTCTAGCGACCAACTCTTTTTGTTTCGTAAGATCGCCTCTGATTTTAGCCTGCTGCAATTCTCTGCTTTGATCCAAAGTTGCAATCGCTTGTTCCAAAGGCAGATCAGAAACGATAGCGAATTGCTCTGCTGCCGCTCTTGTCGCGCCTTCTTGCTCGAAGCCTTTGATCGACAACTCAATACCGCGAAGCCTATTTTCTTCTTTCTTAATCGCTGCTTTTTGTTCATTCTCGATCTCGGCCTGGTCAAAGCCTAGCTGTATTGCTCTGTTCTTGGCCTCCAAAGCTCTACGTTGTGCGCTTGCAGTAGCAGCTTGCTTTCCAGCGTCACTCAAACCGCCAGCTAAATCACCCCTGGCTATGCCTGCACCCAAAGCAATCAGTGTTTGAGCGCCGGTTTCTTGCCTTAGCTTGCCCATCTGCTCTTCTAGAAACTGCTCTTGCTTTTGACGAAGCGGGGTGTAATCGATTGTTGGTATCTTTTGATTCTGCACAGCAGTGACTAAGTCCTGATATCTCCTTGATATCTCCTCTGCATCTGCCATGCGTAGATCTGCTAAAGATCTTTTTTCCTGTCGTAACCTCTCCTGAGCATCTAGCAGAGGCTGTGTGTCGATGCCAGGGATAACAATTTCACCTTCAACATTTGGCCCCGACGAGCTTGCGTCTCCTGACCTACCAAACTTACTTGCATCCTCCTGACCGGCGTTACTCCCCACTATATTTATAGCGTCTTGAGGATTCACTTTTGGTTCAAAAAACTGTCTTGTCGCTGGATCAGAATAGATAGGTTGGGATAGCGGATCGAGTTGATCGTCAGAGACCAGTTGTAATGAATCTTCATCTGCCTCGTTTCGACTGATCATATTTTCTAGCTCAAGCATTCTCGCGCTTGCCTGATCTATAAACCTATCCCTAGGATTTGCGCCAAGCTCTGTCCTTATGCCCCGCCTAGTGGACATTGACTCTGGAGACATTAAGTCAGAGAAATCTTCACCAAGTATTTGTGATATCAACTCATCTCTAGTTCTCGATTCAGGATCTGGTCTGGCACCACGCCTAGTAGAAAGTGTAGGTCTTTGATAATCGTAGAGACTTGCAGCCATTTCCTCCATCGTTCTGCCACCCCCAAACATTTCCACAACACCTCCGTCATACATACCCATAGGAGGTTGCTGCATAGGCATTTCGGGTGGCATAGGTTGTGGCATAGGTGCGGGAACGCCTGCCATCGCTGCCTGCTGTTGCGGCATAGACATCATGGCGGCTTGCATCTCTGGGTTTGGTGGCGACATCGCAGCAATCCCTTGCTGAACGATCTGATCCTTCACGGTGCCCTGGGGCTGTCTTTCCTGAAATCGTTTACGCATATCAGATCGGCGCTGGATCTCAGATATGACAAGGAACTGAGGCACCTGACCCGTGGGTTGTTGTGCTTCCTTCTGTAAGGCTTGATCAGGCAAGCCTTTGATCATGTCTTCGATTTCTAAGATGTTCATTAGCCGCCTCGCAATGCGTTATACAGACCTACGCCGCCGATACCTGCGCCCAGTAGCTGTTGGGTTTCGCTTGGCCCACCGAACGTGGCAGTGGTTGTTCCTGGTGTAACGGGCAGTCCTTGTAATAACTGACTGAAGAAAGCAAGCTGCTCTCTTGGGAACGCTTGCTGACGCAAGAAGTCTTGATATCCAAGATCAAGTCCACGTTGCTGTAGTTCCCGCTGTATCTGCCCTGCTGCCTGCAAGTTACGCAGACGATCAAACGCCATACGCTGCTCGTCGGTGCCAAGCTGTCCGAGCAGTCTAGCTGCATCAAGCTGCTGCCCTCTGGTAGCGCGATCTGCCTCCAGACCAGCAAGACCCAGCCTTGCTCTGGTCTCTTCAAGCTGCGCTTGCTCTTGACGTGCTCGCATACGCGCTTCGTTTTCCGCTTGGTTGACGCGCTCTTGTAGCTCTTGTGCGCTCAGTCCAAGACGTGCAGCTTCTTGTCTTGCAGCTTCTCTGGCTTGGAATACAGCACGATCCTCTTGCTGTTGCGCCAAACGCAACTGTTGATTCTGAGCAAAGGCATCTTGTTGGAATCGCTCTTGCGCTTGTCTGGCAGCATCCTCTTGCTGCTGAGCAGTCATGCCCATCTCGGCTGCACGTTGACGTGCCTGCTCGCCCGCTTGGAAAGCTTGTTGCTGGAACTGCTCTCTCTGGGCTGCAACGTCGGCAGTCTGACCAAATGCAGCTTGTCTGAATTGTTCCTGCGCTTGTCTTGCTGCGTCTTCCTGCTGCTGGGCTGTCATACCCATTTCAGCCGCCCTCTGCCTAGCTTGCTCGCCAGTCTGGAACGCTTGCTGCCTGAACTGCTCTGCCTGTTGTGCCGCTCTTTCTCGTTGCTCCGATGCGGTCAAACCGAATTGCGCTTCTTGCAATCTAGCGGCCCGATCAGCCTCAAATGCTTGTTGTGCTTGCTCGAATGCAGCCTGACTACCGCGAGTTTGTATATCAGCCAACTGTTGACCTAGGTTACGCTCACGCTCTGCCTGCATGATCGCTTCTCGATATCCGCCCAATCCGCCAGCTTGTGCGGCTGTTTGTGATATCTCAGCGGCCTGTATGTCAGACTGACGTTGCGCCTCACGCTTCTCAATATCCGTTACCAACTGCTGGTAAGGATTCATGTAAGACTCTAGCGTTGCAGGATCAGCAATAGTGCCTGCTTGAAACCCCGGCCCTAAATCCACTTGCCCTGTGTATTGAGACTGGATATCTCTTGCTTGATACAGAGGATCAAAACGACCAGCTTCGTATCCTGATTCTAGGGGGCCAACATCAAAACCAGACTGGCGCTCACGGGCTTGATACATTGGGTCAAAGGCACCCGCCTGATAGCCAACATCACGCTGTCCTGCTTGGAATCCCTGCCCCAAAAATCCAGCGTCGTATCCAGTGCCGATGTCTCCAGCTTGGTACTCAGAAAACTGCATGGGAGGTCTGAATCCTCTAGCAACGTCCATCCCAGCACCAACGCCTTGGAATCCCACACCTGTGGCTATATCTGATGCAGACCTGATCTGTTGTGGTGTGCCAGCTTGTGCTATCTCAGCCATGCCCTGCATACCCGCTTGCTCGAACGGCGAGAACTCTGCTAGGCGCTGACCAGGAAAGGTTTCGTAAGGTCGTGTCGATTCATATACCGTTCTACCCAGAAGCTCTTCATAAAATGGTTGAGCGTATTCTGGTAGATTTGTTTGTGTTACGACGCTCTCTTGTACGCCGCCGCCGCCACTACTCTTACCCATTTACAAACTCCTCTCGTATACGACATACGATCTGCTGAAGTCATCTTGCTCCAGCCATTTCCAAAATCCCATACGGGCAGTGGCCTCTATGCCTGTGCAGTCGTTGTCTCTACCGAAATCCTTAAACTTCTCTAACATATCCCAGACCCAATCGTTAAAACGATCACCACCTAAAAACTGAACCGCGATCATGCGCTTCTCTGGATACTGCAATATCTCTGTGGTACCCACACCATCTATGTTGTTTTCGGCATCGAACGCAAGCCAAAGCTGTTGATTACCGTTAAGTATTGATGCGTACAAGAACTCCATATTCCATCTGCCGTGTGAACGCTTAATCGCTCTAGCAAGCTGCTCTCTGACATCAGGCCACAAGCTGTTGAGATAGTTGGGGGGCACCATTGTTATCGTGTGTGTGATCTCTCTAGGCGCATCCTTGCGGCAAACCTTTGGCTCTCTGGATAGATCTTTGATCTTGCTTTCATCAAACTCTAAGAGACTGTTCATGCAGGCAAAGCTCCTCCTGCCATAGCACCGAGAGGTGCAGGTTGTTTGGTGGTGCCAGTGCGCTCTTGTCGCACCCGATCCATCATGCCCTCAAGCTCTTGCACACCAGCGTTGGTGTCACCGTCTCCGATGCCGGACACAACATCAGCAGGCACGATAAACTCACCCGGAGAAACCGCTACGGGCTGAGAGTCTCCAATCATCCCCTGCACTTGATCATCCATGCCACCGCCTTGGCCCGTTATCACGCCCTCTTTTTGTGAGTTAGGGACAACGGATTCGAGAACCTGTGATCGCAGCATTTGGAAAGCTTCCGATCCGAACTCATCTATGAATCGGTTGATTACGGCCTCTGATTCTTCTTCAGACAATCTGCCGAGCAGCGCCATAGAAACCTGTTCTATTAGACGCATAGCTGCCTGCTGCGTCATTTCGGTTTCTCCACCCTCTTGCATTCTTGTGGCGTATTGAGAACCGTAGGTGGCATCCATGATGTCATCGAAATAGTCCTGATCTCTTTCTTGCTCTGCCTCATACTCATCAATCACTTTTTGAGCGGATTTGCGCTTTCTTGTAGAAACAGATCTTCTGTTAAGAATCTCCATGGCTTCTTCAACTCTAGGAGGTACAGATCTTGCGCCACCCATACCACCAGCTTTGCCGATGCCACCTATCCCTTGCATTAAAGCGGGATCGATTTGTGGTGTGGTGCCTGGAGCCGGAGTTCCTGGTGTTGGCACACCTGTCTGATCTGATGTCACGAAAGGACTTTTGAAGTAACTAATCTCAGGATCGAACCCTGGCCTATAATTCATGGGCAACTCGCTTGGAGTCTTTACTGGGCCGCGCAAACTAGCTTGTCTTGCAACAATCTGTGCTGGTCGTAGAGCACGATTAACATCAATGTCTCTTATGTCGCCACCATATCTCATCTGCATAGGCTCTCTGCCCATCATCTGCAACTCGTTGTATCGGCGCTGGAAGTCAGAGGGGTCAACGGATGTAATGCCACCTTGTGCCGCATACTGTGCGCCGTAGTTCAAGCCATAGTCAGATGCCACCTGTCCCGTTGCAGTGGTCAGTATGTCTCTTGACCGTCTTAGATCTTCTTCTCTCTCAGCAGCCCTTCTGCCGAACATACGATCACGCTCATCTTGAGCAGCCATCGCAGCACGTTGTCCCTCGCCTATGGCGATAGGTGCTGCCGCCATGGGGTTTAGAAGACCTTTCGCTGTCGCTCCTAAACCCTTTCCTCGAACAACGTCTAAAGGACTCATCGAAGCAGCAGCCTTTTGAGCACTGGCTAGGGCGTCTGTTGCTTTTGTGGCATCTACTACTGCGGGTAGTTCTTTAAGAGCGTCGGCAGTAAGTGTGCCTTTAGCGCCTATTTGCGCCCCAGAGACTGCTGCATCTGCCGCCTTTGTTGCATCTGCCGCTGCTTTAGCTGCTTGATCAACACCAGCAAGGGCTTTTGCTCCAGTCTCGAAAGCCTTGCCAATACCGAAGCCTGTAAGCCCAGAGACTAAGCCTTCTTTAAGGTCGCCAGTCACTGCTGTTGTTGCTAAGCCTGAGCCTATAGCACTAGCCAAAGCCCCTTTTCCTGCTGCGGCGGTCAACGCAGATCCAATTGCTCCTGTTCCAAGAGCACTTCCAGCCGCACCCAAAATGGTGCTACCAAACATACTACCCAGTAGTGGAGCTAGAAAGGGCAAGAAGGCTTCAGGCTGTCCCGTCATCGGGTTGGTTGTAAGCTGCCCTGTAGGCGACAGAGAGGCGATACCAGCCACTTCTATCGGGTTCATGTGTACCATCATGCTGTCGCCAAAACGGCCTTGCTGGGCCATCTGATCAGCCATGGCTTGCATGGGCGGTTGTGGCATTGGGTTTTGATACATCATTAGCTCGTCTCCACTCCGAAGAGATTGAATGAGAAGTCTCCTGAACTAGCGTACACCTTCACCACATCTGTCTGGCTTAGGCATATACCGATGACTACCGTTCTAGTGGTGGTAGCCGCTAAGTCTTCATCGTAAAAAATAAACTGCTTGTTGTCGGCAGTAGCCCCACCAACGTGGACGCTGACCCGAAAGGTGCCAGAAGAACCGCCCCTGTTAACAGCCACTAACGAACTGACGGTTGTTTGTGTGAGATCTGGAACTGTATATAGCGTGGTCGTGGTTGTGGCGCTTGGCGCTACTTGACCTAATACCTTGATGACATCTGTCACGATGCACCCATCAACAAGAACTGGAACCGACGCATAGCAAGAGACCCTGGCTTATCGCCCTGAGTCTTGGCTAGTTCTACATCGTTTTCTATCTGATCTAACGCCTGCTCCAACGTGCGTCGAGTGATCGCTTCGTTACTAACGTCGTACTCTGGTGCAGGCACTGGCAATGGATTCTGTCGTGTTGCCATTAGCGCCTACCGTCCTGTCGCATGTCGAATCGCAAATCACCTAGTCGCCAGCCGTAACCAAGACCAGAACTCTCAATACGCACCACTGCGTGTCGTGCGCGAGTCCTGATGTTGGACTGTGTGGTGCTCGATGTAACTGTTGCTGTGGCCTGTGTTGTCGGCGTCTCTAGCGGGAAGTTACTGCCTTTGATCGTGAAGTCCACAGAAGCGTCGGAGGTCAACCCGCTAAACTTGAAGTCAGGAACAATGCGGCTTATCATCATAAACCTATCGCCCTCCCCGATCTCCAGATCTCCTGACTCCACAAACGCAGTCATCGCTGACCCATCGTCATCGAACCCTGTTTCATGGTTGTACAAAAAGTTTGCGTCCGTCACACCCGTGTTCACAGATGACGCTATCGGATTGGAGTTTTGTGAGTATCCGATCCAAGCGCCCCGATCTAGTGTGCCAACTGCCCAAAGATTCTCTGCGTAGTTATATGACACATAGTTCGTGATCTCTGTATTGTCGGTGCCTACAGGGTAGAACCAGATCACCTCTGAAAAGTCGTTGTTCTCAGCGGCAAACACCTTGAACGCTTGACCTTTGTTCAGGTTAGAAAACACATGCTCCTTCACACTGCATGGCAGTGGTTGCACCGAACCGTTGTAGACATAGAATCCACCAGAGTCCATGAAGTACACCGCACCTCTGGCGTTGACCGCTGCGTTAGGCGAGATCATAGATACATCGGTGCTGAGCGTTGCAAACTGGAACGTAAAAGGCGCACCCGTGAAGCGCATAGAATGCAGGCTCACGTCGGTAAAGATCAGTATCTCTTGTCGTGTTTGCACCGCACCAACGATCTGCGAGCCTGAGTTGATTCGTACACCACCGGCTGTATTGGTGGCTGTAGGAGTCCAGTCAGCAGCGTTTTCTTGGTCAGCAAACCTTACAAGCAGCGGGTCTATGTTTGATGAACCTATCGGATTGACACCAAACGCAATGACGTGCTGATCGACATCAGATACTAGAACCTGCAATGCCACAGTCGGCACATTAGAGGCACCCGCCAATGCCGTGGCGTTGATGGCTCTCGTCCCTGTGCCAGATGATTCATCCCAGTAGTAGATGCCGCCACCACGGACGTTGAAGATGAGATCCTCGCCAAAGTTATCTTGACTGAATAGTCGTAGCTGACCGGCAGCAGCAACACTGCTGGAACTACCCCAAGTGCCAGAACCCCATGTGCCTGCACCCCAACCTGTGCCCTGCACAAATGTGTTCAAACCTGTATTGATCTGATACGTCGCAACCGTCGAACTACCACCATTACCTGTGTCACTAGAGTTAGCCGTGACAGCAGCACCGCTTGTGTCCTTGGCCTCAATGGTGAATGTGTTTGTCGTGGGCACAGACGCGATTTGATATTCCTGATTAAGAACGGTCGCGGTGATGTTGCCTCCAAGTGTTGCCGCATCACTGAACGTAACAAAATCGTTGACCACTGCGCCGTGTGCATTCTCAGTCACAGTGATAGTGGATGACCCGTCGGTTGCAGCAAAGGTGGCATCGCCAGCACCTGATGTCAGCCTGATCGGTGTGACATCGTTATATCCAGAACCCTCTGCTACATAAAACTTTAAGTTGGTGCCAATGCCAATGTAGTTGATGGATTCTAGTGATGACCAGTTATGCAGTGATCGGCACACGCCCAGAAAACTAGCGTCACTGTACTTTGTCCAGCCACCGATCTTTTCTACTCGGCCTTTGCGGAATCGAATCTTGTCAGAGTCGAACCAGCCAGCGTCTGCTGTATACTCGGTTCCCTCTTTGTTAACGCCAGGGGCGAACTGTACCTTCGCCAGCGTCATTTAGCGTCTACCCACCAGTGATGCGATACCTGAATGTATACCTACAGGGCCGCCCGTCGCCTTTCCAACATTCATTGTTGGTCTGATGTTTGGCCTCACACCAGCTTGCTCCATAGCACCGCTAAACCCTGTCCTTTCTTGTGCTGTTAATCGAGGTGGGGTGGGTGGAGGTGGCGCTAACGCTGGCATCAGCTCAACTTGTCTAGGTGCAGTAACAACAGGTGGTAAGTCTAAGCCTGTGCCCCTTCTGTTTCCTGCGAGTATTCTCTGCCTCATTGCTTCTTCAGGTGTTTGTGAGACAGGACGCGCTGGCCTAGCAGGGATTAAATCCGGCCTTCGCATTATGGGTTGAGAAACTCGTAAGCTGCCATCAGCATTTCTGCTAGATGCTGGCTCCCCAAACCTTAGATTAGAGTCTACTCGGTTTCTCAGGCTTTCTGGGCCTTGAGATCGCATCATCGGCTGGTCTGTTCTGAGGTATTGGCTAGCGTCCATCATCGGAGGAGGCGCTCCTGTAAAATCTTGGACAGGGGAAGGTATCTCAATTGACGAATCAACAGGCTGTGGTTGCCTATTCATTACTGGCTCTTGCTCTGACGGCCTAACAGTCCTTGCCCCTCCCATGCCAATTTTTCCTCGACCGATTCTTCCAAAATCTGGACGACCCATAACTGGTCTTGGGAATGATCTTTGAGGGAATCCTGTTGCTGGATCAACCATCCTACCGAATGGAGATTGCTGCCCTGAGAGCAAAGCCCCTAACCCTGTAGGAACTCCGTAACTGTAGCTTGGACGACGATAAAAGTTTGTAGCACCCGATCCGTAAAACTGCCCGAATGGAGGTCTAGGCTGCGGCCTGAATATAGCTGAAGAGCCAGATCCTCTGCTTGGAATAGTCTGAGCAGAACCTTTAGATGCGCTAAGGCCCGGAGTGCTTTTTGCCATTATATGTATTCTCCAGATCTAATCATTTCAGTAACACGGATAGCTCTCGTGCCAACTTGCTGCGCCCACTTACTATCCATAAACTCATCCGCTGCAACATCAAACTGCTCCCTGCTCATGGCAGTTAAAGCGTTAACAAACCCACGCAGTTTGGTAAGACCAAGATTAAAACAAATATCGACCATCGCATCGCGCCTAGCCTCATTTAGTCCACCGAACCAGAAATATGTTTCTTGGAGTTCCTCTCGAACCCGCTTGATATCGTTGTTGAGAAGATAGTCGATCTCGTCATCAGAAAGCCCTAGGCCAGACTCTGAGATATTTCTGCCTACGCCTATCGTTTCGTAGCCAGCACTACACAGGTAAACCTTTGACTTCACACCCTCATGGCGCTTGATCATTTCGACTAGCTTACTCATTACTTTTCTCGCGCTACCTTATTGACCTTCTCGTAGCTACGCATTGCACCAAGTCCCAACATACCCATCATCACAGGAACCAAAAGCGTCGTATCCACTTCTGGAACTGCCACCCATATACCTAATATGTTGACGATAATCGTGTTGTAGAGCAGACCAAACGCACATATCCATCCTATACAGGGACGCCATCCCCCGATAAACAACGAGCCTGTGGCGGCTTCTGCTTTGTTTATTTCTAACTGAGCCAACATCGCTTCTTGCGAATGTTTTTCGCTCATCGTTGCTATCTCGTGAGCTAGCTTTGCCTTTTGGTCTTTATCTTCTATGAATTTATCTAGCAGCCCCGTTACCGGCCCTACTAATGAAGCAACTAAACTCATCTACCATTACCTCTGTTTGACCAAGCCTGCGCCCCAAAGAACGCTGCCAATATACCTGCGACCGACACAAAGTAGACTGAGGCCATGTCACCAAGAATACTTGCTGCCTGAACTAAACCAGCCCAACTACTTACCACCACTAACGATGGATACAAGAGCATTCCCCACAGGGCAAACCAACTCATGCTACGCTGAGCCTGTGCTCTTTCATTGCTGATTTTTAGCTCTTGTAGTTCTTTGCTAGTCTCTAGCTCATCATCAGTGACAACGCCATCACCATCGGTGTCGTACTGATCGTAGTCTGATCCAGGTTCTAATTTCTTCGCTGCCATCTCAGTCATAAAATTGTGTATTTTGAGGCACCTTAACAGGGATGCAGTAGGCCGTAATGTTTTCTTGGTTGTTCAGACGCCTTCCCTCTATGGGCTTGATAGACCCTTGTTCGAGCCAAAAAGCAAACTGATTGCACCTGTGAATGTTGCGAAAGTGAAACCTACCTGCAACTTGCTCGCCCTCGACCAGCATGACAAGCAGAAACGCCATAATCATCCGAAGGCTTTAAGGATTAACACAAAGATTAGGACTGCAATGCCGCCTCCGATGATAAGAGTCGTGCCGCCAACAAGCACTTGTTGGATCAATATCTGTCTTTCGCGTTTTCTTTTTGCCACCAGTCTCGCGTGCGCCCTCCTGTCTTGCTCCTGCTGCCTAATTGCCTGGTCGTAGTCCTCTAGCAGTTTTGGGTCTGCAACTAGGAGCAAATCCCTCAGATCTTTTTGATATCTTTCCTGGTTCCTACGAAGCATTTGTAGCTTGAGGATGTCATTCTTTGAGAGCGCATTGAACGTCGAGCTTTTACGTTGTACCTCAAAGTTGTTAAGCGCCTCACCAAAATCACTAACGAGAGCCATCGCTTGCTGCACGTTGGCTTTGCCTTCATTGACATTTTGAATCACCGAATTGATCTGCTGAAGGAGCATCCCGGCGGCTGCAACAGACTCGATAATCATGGTTTACCCCATAAAGAACTGAGGCAACGCAGCCGCTGCAATCAGCGCATACAATCCGTAAATAAGGTGTTCTAGGTGTTTAAACTTGGCAGAACCTTCTGCGAGACGTTCTTCGATACGCTGATAACGCAAGGCGCATTCGCGCTCATGGGCGTTGACTTCGTTTAGTGCTTGTTCGCCTTTATCACTCATACCGATATGTTAACTCTTTGGCTAGGCGCTAGTTGTTGCGCCTCGACCCTATTACCCTCTTTTGTGTAGATCGTTGGTATGATTGTTTCTACCGCTTCGCGCACAGTCTCACCTTCAGCGCCCGTTCTCAGGCGCTCCTGCTTTTGCACAGCGACTTGCTTCCAACTGATCTGCGCTGCGTCATTAATGCTGATTTCCATCTTGCTCACCCTCAACAGGAAAACAATTTATGTTGGCGGCCACTGTCCTTCGCTCGCCTTCCCCTTGAAACGGATACACCATATGCTGCATCCACGATGGGAACATATATAACCGTCCCACTTGCGGCCTCACTACGACATTTTGCGTAGGCTTGAGCCGCTCTCTATCCCATGTACTTGACTGCCCGTAGTTGAAGCAGAGACAGCCATCGCTTTCGCCAGAGGCATTGTATAGCCCGTACTCTTGTGATCCTGGCCTTGGCCCCTGCACTATCTGCGGCGGCACCTTCGTCCATGTTGTGCAGCTAATACCCATGATCGTCTTTGTACCGTGATCGTGGATCGGGTTGTAATCACCTTCGTAACTGTGGACTGACCATAACTCATCCATTTCGACGTTTCTGTTACCGTCCAAAACCTGACCAGATTGGGCCATGAACTGGTTAATATAAGTCACGCCCATCTCACACAAGAATCGAGAAAACGGTGCCAGCCTTGGATCTTCGTGATCCATAACAAGCTGCTCACCTGTCTTGATTTGACCAACCAACGTATGCGCTGCGCTGACCTTATCGTCTTGCGTCACTAGCTCATCAAGATAGTCGTTACAGGACTCAACAAACTCTGTCGGGATGTCCAGCTCCATCAAAAACACTGACGGAAGCGGGTGCATCTGAAACTGAATCTCAGCCATTTATCGCTTCAACAGCAGCTTCTTCCTCGTCTTCTTCTGGCTCTTCTTCTGGCTCAACAAGTTGCGCGTCAGCTTGGACTTTAATCTTCATCATCAAAGGCCAAGTCCCGCTTTTGCTAGGCATGTCGCCAAGAATCGCGAGGATTGCGTTGATCTCGTTTTCTTCTAGGTTGATTTGCACGTTCTGTTTTTCCTTATGGTGTATATGCTTTTGCGGCTGCTACGGCAGAGTCAATGGCGCTGAAGTCTTCTGACCCCCAATCGCCTAGCGCCTTACCGTACTCTAAGTATCCAGCACTACGCAGCACACGTTCTTGCTTTTCAGCACCTGTGAGATCGTTGCCGAACTCGTTGTTCGCATCCAACACACTGGTGATAACATTCGCGCCATCCAGCATCGCTTGGTACATCTTAGCTTTTTCTTCATCGGTTCTAGTTTCCTCAGACATTTCGTCCTCCTTATGATTCTAACGCGGCGATACGCGCAGTCAGTGATGTGATGATTGCATCTTGATCTTGGATGGCTTTGACAAGAATCGGTATAAATTTTTCGTACTGCAAACCGTATTGCTTACCATCGTCCGAGAGCGATACGGTGAGGTTCTTCTTAGCATCGGCGGTGTACCCAGCAGCTTCTTCAAGATCACGCACAGCTTGCGCCTTGAAACCAACATCCATCCAGTCTTCTTTGTGCGTGCCGTCTGGAGTTTGTGCGTTTAGGTCATAGTCTTCAGCGTGCTTATCACCGTACTTAGAACGCTTATCCCAATAGTAAGTGACTGGTTCCAGAGCTTTTACAAAATCTAAGCCAAGGTCTAGGTCAACAAAATCAGTTTTATCTCGTTCGTCAGAAGCAACTGTTAGAGATACTTGAATGTGAGCGACACTTATAAGGTCATCTCCGAAACATATGCCATTGCTGTCATTGGTTCTATTGCCGCCGGGACTTCCTGTTACAGCAGCATCTTTACCGAGATATAAATTATTGCCGCCGGTAGTTAGCGCACTACCTGCGTTATAGCCTACGACAGTATTGTTATTTCCACTGAAAGACGACCCACCTGCCGCATGAACACCCATGCAGGTATTGAAATCTCCTGTGGTTAGCCCATCAGCAGCAAGCCCCCCAACGATAGTGTTCTGGACTCCCGTGGTGACTGACGCCCCTGCATCCTCACCAATAGCTACATTGTAGGTGCTGGTGGCTGTAGTTACATTGAAGTTCTGTAAAGCTCTGACACCAATAGCTACATTAGAAAATGCGCCGGTGTTTGATCCTAAAGAATTAAGACCCATTGCTACATTGTTACCCCCCGTGGTGATGGCATCTCCTGAAAGACCACCCACAAGAGTGTTGTTAGTTCCCGTGGTAATGTTCAGGCCCGCTGAAGACCCAACAGCAACATTGTAAGAACTCGTGGCCGTGGTGAAGTTTTGAAATTTAAGTGCTCTATCGCCTATAGCAACAGAAAAACTTCCAAGCGTGTCATCTCTGAGCGACTGATAACCGAATGCAGTATTGCTTTCACCGGTAGTCAGTGAGCTACCTGTTTCTCCACCTAAAATAGAATTGTGGATTCCCGTGGTGATTGAACCACCTGTGTTGTAGCCCACGCCGACATTGTAGGCGTTAGTGCCTGTCGTGAAGTTTTGTGTTTTTAACGAATCATAGCCAACAGCTACATTTCTACTGCCTTGTGTATCAGCAGAAAGAGCATTGGTTCCAACGGCTACATTACGATCACCGGTTGTTAAAGCGTCTCCCGCGAGACCCCCAATGAGTGTGTGCTCCTTGCCCGTAGTGATCTGCTGACCTGCATTGTGTCCAACTGCAACGTTATAAACATCTGTGGCGGTTGTAAAATTTTGAGTGAGCAAAGCCATACGGCCTACTGCAACCGACTTGCTCCCAAGTGTATCTGCACTCAGAGCTTGGTAGCCTACTGCTACGTTCTCTACAGAAGCAGTTGCAGCATCTCCTGCAAGGCCACCGATGAAGGTGTTCTGGGTTCCCGTGGTGACTGAAAAACCAGAACTGAAACCTACCGCCGTGTTATAACTATTTGTTGCTGTTGTAGAATTTTGTGTCGCTAGACTGTTATATCCGAGTGCAGTGTTATATTGACCAAGAGTTTCAGAACCTAATGCACTATAACCAACCGCGACGTTTGCATCGCTGTCGGTCATTGCGTCACCAGCTAATGCCCCGATGAGGGTGTTTTGAAGGCCCGTGGTGACTGCCTTACCCGCAAGCGCACCTACAGCGACATTGTAGTTTTCTGTATTACCAGTAAAATTTTGAGCAGCTAGAGCATCTTTACCGATTGCTACCGCAAGGCGACCTGTCGTGTCTGCTGAAAGCGCGGATTTACCAATAGCGACATTTCTAAATCCCGTAGTCAAAGCGTCCCCAGCAAGGCCACCCATTATGGTGTTCTCTACTCCCACGGTAACTGACCTACCTGCGTTGTATCCGACTGCTACGTTGTAAGAATCTGTAGCCGTAGTAAAGTTCTGATCGCCCAAGGCTGCGTTGCCCACAGCTACAGAAAAACTCCCTAAAGTATCAGCAGTCAGGGCAGCATTACCTAATGCAACATTCGCACTGCCTTCTGTCAAAGCATCTAAAGAAAGTCTACCTAAGGCAGTATTTTGAGCGCCGGAAGTGTTCGCTTTTAATGCATTTAATCCAACTGCCGTATTATTTGAAGCTGTTGAGACTGCTTGAAGTGCTTCAAATCCAATAGCTGTATTACCATCACCCGTAGTAATCGCCGTGCCCGCTTCATCGCCCACAACCACGTTGTAATTGCCGCCAGAGGTAATGCTGTTACCTGCGTTGACACCCACGCGGACGTTAGATGTGCCAGCGGATGCGGTGATGATGTCTGCACCGTCTGCAAAAGTTACGTCTGCTGCGAAGTTTACAGCGCCGTCTACGTCTACAGCGTCGAGGTTGGTGGTGCCATCTACATCCAAGTCGCCTGACACAAAGAACGACGGGACAGATAAATCGGTAAACGCATCGACCATCGCAGCGCCTGATCCGGCACCGTCGCTGTAAATCGCTTTCGTCTGACCATTAAGGATGGTGATCGTGGCACCAGAGCCTTGCTTGATAATGATGCTTTGAGATCCGCTGGTTGCGTTCTCAATAAACCACAACTTGCTGACCGTGTTTGGCCCTATAGTGATGGTGCAAGTGCTATCAAGAGTTCCAGTGTATTTAAGAAACATGCTCCTGCCGGGATCAGTAGACCCATCGGCAATAGTAGTAGTGTGGGTATCAGCATTAGTCGTAATAGCTTCGGTGCCAAAACTAAATGCCTCTGCAATCAACTCAAGGTTGGTGTTTGTGGTATTTCCCCAAGTTCCTGAGCCTTCGCCGGTGGCCAGCTCCGCAAGCCTAAGATCGTTAGTGTAGGCTACCATATTGAATTTCCTCGCATTTTTTTAAGCGGCATCTCTTCCAGCTTTTATCTCTTCATACCCTGCGGATTGACTGGTATCGACAGCCGAATAACCCGCAGACTGAGTTGTGCTGATTGGATTGTAGGACGGGTCTTGGTTGGTGTCTATCTCGCCCCATACCAGAATATCACCGACGCTTGCAACCATTGACAAGCCTGTGAGCTGCACAATGGCACCCGCAACCGTGGTCACGTCACCGATGGCCGAGTTTATCTGCTGGCCGTCAACAAAAACATTGTTAACCGTTCTGGCTGTTACGGTTCCTAGCCCAGATGCAATGCCCTGACCTGTGAGCGTAACATTAGCCTCTGCATCGACTGTCGGCGCACCGAGTCCTGACGTGATCGACTGACCCGTGACCTGCACGATAGCGCGAGCCACAACCTCAATAGAGCCAACGCTCGATGTGATTGCTTGGCCGGTGACGGGAACATTCGCCTCCGCGTCAACCGTAACAGCGCCAACGCCTGATGTGATTGCCTGACCTGTCGGGGTGACGTTTGCCTTGGCAATGACAGTGACCGCGCCAATGCCAGATGTGATGGCCAAGCCAGTGAGCGGTACATTTGCCTCACCGTCGATGGTGACGGTGCCCACAGCAGCAGTCGCCTGCTGTCCATCAGGCGTTACATCAATAGAAAGCGGGGTGCCCCAAGCGCCCTGCCCCCATGTGCCGCGACCCCAACCTTCTTGAGACATCAGTCAGTCAACTTTTCTTTGGCATCTTTCAGACGCTGAACCGCCGTGCTCATGATATCGCGCACCGCATTCGTCATGAAATCTGTCGCAAGCGAAGCCTCCATCGTCTCGATGGCCTCTTCAATATCCTCTAAAGCAGTCATAGTGACCTCCAATTGAGTCACCATGATAGAGCCTATGCAGCGTTAGGGACACCCTGAAATTTGCGGCTAAGGATGCGCTGCACCTTGGAATGCGTGAGCGGAGGTATGTCGTGCAAGCTGTTTACCTGCTTGGCAATCTTGCGAGCGCCAAGGCCACGCTTATGAAGGCGATAGATTGATTTCAGAACCGCCTGTTCTTCAGGCACCTCTTCGAGATACTTGCGCGTCTTACTACCCGTCTTCACCTCAACATGACGAAAGCCGTATGGCGCAGATCCGCCAATAGCATAGCCGCGAGAGGCCCAGTCAAGCTTGCCTGCGGCAAAGCGATCCTTGATGGTCGCGTGTTCGATCTCGGCAACCGCTGATAAAACCATCAGCATGATCTGGTTAGCCATCGAGTTCATATCGAACTTGGCATCCAAGCCCTTCGACCTGCCTGCGTCTGGGTAGACAATCGGCATCTCGCCAAACTGCTCACAGAAGTACAGGGTGATCCCGATGTCTTGCAGCACTGGGATCAAGCCAAGAAGGTCAGAGCTGGAGCGGCTCAATCGGTCAAGCCGGGTGCAGATCACCACGTCATGCTCATCGATCACGTCGGTCATGTCGCGGCTGGCGGGTCGATCTAGCACCGCATTGGTGCCAGAGATGCCCTCGTCCGCGAAGAACTCGGTCACTTCACGGTTGTACTTTTCGCGCACAAACTCACTGATCTGCTGCTTCTGCGTCTCTAACGAGATGCCAGACTTGACCTGCTCATCTGTGGATACGCGGACATAGCCGTAGATGTTGTTGATTTGCTTGAGTGGGTTGCCGCTCATTTCACACCGCCTTTGTAGCCATAGTCAGTCATCTCTTCATGCAGCCGCTGCCAATTGATGTCCAGCGGCATATTATCGGTACTACGGTCAGCAAACATCACCTGACCGTCTTTGACCAACTCGACGCCATACACCGCCTTGGGCATCCCATCGTACACGATGTCGATGTTGTGCTTCAGGCAAGTGCGGCGCACTCGGTTGTAATACACCTTCTTTGCTTGGGCGCTCATGCTGCGCCCTCCTGCAAAAACTCTGCGTACAACTTCTTGCCGTCCTCGGTGGCAGCAAGCTTGCGAGCCATGTTCGCTACATACTCGCCAAGCTCCTTGATCTCCAAAGCCTTGTGCGAAAACGCAGCAAGCGTCTCTTCGGTTGCTGCTGCACCCTTGCGAAACAAGGCTGGCAGCATCATAGATTCCGCTGCGGTCAGGACATGCAAGCGAGAAAACTTGTGGCAGTCTGAGTGTAGCAATTGCTCTTCAACGGTCATTTCTCTGTCGGTCATCACGTTTCTCCTGTAAGTGAAATTGCATCATAAGGGCATCCGTGTCGATGTACAACACTTTATTTGAATAAATTCTTTTGTGCAGGTGTTTGCATATCGGCACGGCGCGTGGTAAGCTGTTGGAAACCAACAACGGAGAACGTGATGAAATCCGAAATCAAAAACGCGACAGTTCGCAAAGTACGCAATCGAGGCTTCAAGCCCGTTAGCTATCACCACGACACTGGTGTCCATAACGGCTGGATCTACAAGGTCGGCACCAAATGGACTCACGCTAGGTTTCCTAGCCTCGGCAACGTGCGTATCAGCCAAGCTGACATGCGCCATGTGAGGGAGCTGTAATGACTATCAAATCAAAGCGCGGCCCAAACGTGACACCAGACGAGCACAAGCTCGTCGTGAAGTTTGCAAAGCAGTGCCTGCGGGAGATCTGCAAGAAGCAATATGAGGTCGAGTATCAAGGCAAGCCTGTCGTGTATGCCGAAGCTATCAAGCGGCTTCAGGTAAAGACAAAGCATCGTGATCAACGCAGCTACGGTAGCGCCTCACACATTTCGATTGATGTGCGTCATTTGAGGAGTCCAACGCGAGTAGGTCTGAAACGATCACAACCTTGGTACGTTTTGAACGAATACAAATCGTTTGCAAAAGACCCCGTGATAGGCGAGTTCGAGACTATGAACAAAGAGCTTGTCATGTTGGCGGTTGTCGCCCATGAAGTAGCGCACCACATCCAGATGCGGTACGGCCCGTTCACTCGTTACCTTAGAAAGACCTATCGCAAGGCGCACGGCGATGCCTTCAAGGCAATCTATCGTGAACTTCGTCGCACCTTAGTCAATCCGTTCATCGAACCAGCGAAGGAGGTGGCCT